GGGCAATACCACCAGACATTTTATAATATAGTGAGAGTTTATTTTTAAGCTGTCACTATCACATAAAATGAGATTTGATTACTGAGGAGGAGTGGGCCAAACAATATTATCTGGATCTTCTGTGTTTCTGGGAAGGTCACGAAGAGTTTGTCGATATGTTTCCCATTCGTATTTCAGGGCACCCGAGAGTGCTGCATTAGGTAATTGTGTCCAATCACATTCCAATAACTTTCTATTTCTCTCATGTCGTAACCTTTTAAATTTGCTTGCTATAATTCTTTCTGGTTCTTTATCCAGCCATGCCTGGATCTCGTCGTCTTGTCTTAATTGTATATTTCCTTCTTCGTCCCTGTAAGCTTTTACACTTCTATAATCTAAAGGGCTTTCGACTTTTACAAAAATCGTTGTCCCATTTTCTCGTTCTTCTACATCTCTATTAGAATGTGCGATAAAACGATCATCGATGTCTAGCGTTTTTTTAGATACAGCAACGTACGAAGTCATGTTTTATATATAGAAAATATATTTTAACTAAGTTTATAACCCACAAATTGGTTATAACACTCTGCACTATCCGTTGGTTTGATTATTTCACTACGCCCCGCTCCGTTCCTCAAATATACATAATCACCCTTATTCATGTAAAATGTAGCAAACAATGTGCATATAGAATTATTCCCAGTTCCACTTGCTAATTCTCCGCGGGCCTTGATCTTATCGTTAAGCATTAAATCGACGATAATAATGTAACTGCCTTCGTTGTAAAGGTTTGTATGGAAGAAATAAATACCATCTGATGGTGCGTAGGCGTACCCGTTACTTTTAAACATTCCTCCTCTATTTACTAATGTAGTCCAACTGCTTATAATAGCTCCGTTAGTAGTATACACCGTCGACGACCCACCTTCAGCGATGAAAGCTGGTTGGCTCTCTGAAAGAAAAGATGTCGCACGAACGACACCTCTCACATCTAATTGTGATCTGGGGTGTCTTCCAATACCGACAGCTGTGTCGCTAATCACCATAGACCTCCCTGTGTGGCCAAGGTTGTATATTTTACGAATCTCCGAATTTTCAAGGGGTACACTCCATACTTGGGGTTTGGCAATACATCCATCATAATCCTCTCCGAAACTACCGGGTGACCCGTTAAAGTTAGAACCTATCGATAAATTGTCTATGGTCTGAAGTGCCTGCTGACCACCCCCTGCGCCAATAGTCGTAGAAACCTCCACACCGTTTATATAAATACTACCCCAACTGTGTGTGTTGTCGACATTCCCTGTTCCTCGCTTCACTATGGCTACGTGTACCCATTCGTCGGCTTTAATGGTATTCGACGCAGTAGCGATATAGTATGAACCTACATCCATATTTATTCCATTTGCCGAGCTAAGATATATCCCTGCTAATTGGGAAGTAGTCCAAGAACTTCCAAAGTAGAATACAGCAGAATTATTACCCAATGTACGCGGTTTCATCCAGCACGACATAGTGTAAGTCGCATCACCTGTAGGGAAACCGTTCAGAGAACCCGTATTACCGTTGTGGTCAACATAAATAGTATCATTGGTTCCATCAAACTTAAACGCCTTATCCTCTGCGGAGTAAGAAGCATTAGCGTAAAATGTTCCGTGATTTCCGCGCCCAGATATATCAAGGGGGTAGGGATTCACACTGGTATCGTAATCCAAAATTAACTTCTCAGGTCTCGGGGTTTCCGTGTCCACGTCGTACCGCGACACGCGGGGTACATCAAGGGACCTTCCTAGACTCAGTGAACCCTTATCGAGGGTCGTGGGGCCGGGGATGCCAAAGAATTTAATTTCAGATAAATTTAGAGAATTTGTGTTTGTTGAAGAGGGTGCTCCAGTTAACTCTGTCACCAATAATGCAACTGTTGTATAGTACCCTGGTGCAGTAATATTATTAATATACGTAAGCTTGTTATCTGTAGATGTTAAACCAGAAAAGGAATGGAGTTGGTCCCAATTATTTCCATCGTTACTTCCTAATATAACACCCTTCCCTGGACCTCTCATCGTATATCCAGTTCTTGGAGCTGTTGCTGCGGATTTTAAATTGATTGCGTAAGGTAATTTCAGGACGATCCATTCACCTTTTACACCACCTAAACTATTCGAACCCGTATAGGAACCATTGGTGTAGGGTGTATTGGTGTCGTGCCATCCTACACTGTTTATGTTCTTGTCAAATGCCGCCCATGACTTAAAACTTCCATTGTCTAACCAACTACTCGCATACACTTTAAACACCCCATGTCCCTCAATGTGAGTATCATAGTCGGTCATTGCCCTCGGAGGATACTCTTTAATCCGCTCATCTCCCGCCAACTCGAGTTGCCCCGAGGGTTCGGTGACCCCCACACCCAAGTGTCCCTTGTACAGGGTCACTTGGGACTTGGACCCCAAGAAATAGTCTTTTTGGTAATCGTAAAGTTCCTTCACTTGGTCGGCGTTGAGGGCCTTGGAGTAGATACGGAAGTTCGCGATGGAACCCGCAAAATCGTTGGCCCCACCACCCCCCGAGATATCACCGATAGTGAAATTACCGTTCGTGAGTGATAACGCACTAGATGAACCCGCATGCGAGCCCCTAGGAATTTCGTTTCCATTGATGTAAAGTTTACGATTCGATAAATCGGAGCCACCTGAATACGTAGCTGTGAAATGATACCATTGGTCATGGATTGGACCGTCATCATTTAGAAAATATGAGTTATCGTTACCGTAAAAGTAATAGTTTACTTTACCTGGTTCGGCGTACAAACCTATCATTACATTTTGAGCTCTTGGACCCATTTCAAATAGGGTGTATCCAGTATTAGCTGTTGAAAAGTCGTTATATTTAACCCAAAATGTTATAGAGTGAACATATTCACCTGAAGCACCCGAGATGCTTCCTGTGATAGTATCTCCATTGCCATCAAATGTAAACGCCTTAATACCGTTTACAGTTTCAAGTTGTGTATTACCGTTGAGGGTTCCTATATAATTATTAGGTGATTCATCGGTGATAGTACCACTCGTATAATTTTTCGCATCATAGTAGACCTCCAACTGAGTCTCCGTGGTCGCCGGCACGTTGTACACGGTCTTTAGGGTGGTGTCTAGGGAGGCATCACCCTCTTCTCGACCATAATATTCAATGTTTGCAATTTCAACCGCTGAATAGTTTTCACCCTGGTTATCTATATTTTTTACGATGAGCGCGAGATAACTATAATAGGAAGATGTCGTTACGGGTAAAGAAGCCATTCCGTAAGATTCTCGGATAGCCATTCGTAACGTACCTGAATCAACTAGGTACCAGTTAGTTCCATCATTACTACCAGCTATAGCAATATCCTTGGGCATTTGGTAAATGGAGGAAGCCGCACGGTTACTCGCATAGACGCGAACTTCTTCGAGTTTAATCTTTTTAGGCATTTGTAATTTTATCCATTCTCCTTGATGTCCAGAAATAAGCTCAGTTGTTGGAAGAGTTGTGTCGGTCGCGGGTGTACCAGCACCATCTGCCTCCTGTCCGGGGTTGTACGTACCCGTCACATGCGTATAGTAAGGATGTTGTGAATGCCAATATGTTGTAGCTTCAGTCGCATCGAATGCCCTAAATCCGTCGTTACCCGTGACTAAACTACTCACACTTGCTTTGTACCCCGAAGTAGATAAATTATCATCAGCAGTCAAAGCCAACTCCGGGTACTTCCGTAGGGGTCGGTCATGGGGTCCCGTGTACTCGGTGACGACGTTGGAGTCTACACTGACTTGCGAAACGTTGGAGACCCTATTGAAGTGCATGTTCCCACGGATATCGAGGGCTTCTTGAGGGGAGTGCACACCCACACCAAGGTTACCACCTACAAATGCGATGTTACTCGTTTCGTCGGAGATGAACCGACCGTTCACTATCCGAAGGTTTTTGAAGGCTGAGTCGTCGCCATCCTCTTCTATGAAAAGATTCACGAAAGCTGAACCTGTAGCGCTAATTACACGCGAAAGAACTGATGGTCGTTTATCATAAAGATACCGTGTTCCGTCGATAGATACGGCGATAACATTTCTCTCGAAGAAGATGTGTACCTTTCGGTAGGTACCAACGATAGTAGGGATTGTGACCGCTCCACCACCGAGAGCACTTCCATTATCATATTTTAGCGTCATGGTTGTATCCATGAACGTTAGGTTGTACCCCTGTGCGTTTGAAACTGAATTTTCATTATAAAAGTTAAAATCTATGTATTTCCCTGAATGACCTTTAACTTCAAATTCAGCGACCCAAGTTGTAGGTAATTTGATACCCCACTTCTGATTGGTGGTGTACGTTGTATTTTCAGTTACAAGTAAATCATTCTTTATAACATTTTGAAGCCCCTGGTTTAAACCGGTTGTTTCAGCGACCTCGAGTTTCCCCACACGAAGCGTGGCATTCCCGATATCCAAAATGCCTGCTGGTGGTTCGAATGACATTTATTATAAGGGAGGAAAAGAATTCATTACCAAATGACGGGTTCATTTGGTAATGAGACTGAGGGGACAATCAACTTACTTGATTGGAACGGGCTTACTCAGAACCCGAAACAAAGGTATAAAAGGGTTGTAAATTGGAAACAATGACTTCTGGAATAGTCACTGGAACGTAGCCCTCACGCTTTTCAAGGGACATAGCTGCATATTCCCTAACAGAACTTTCAAAGAAACCTGTGGGGACATACTTTCTGAAAACAGTATGTGAAGGGTTGGTCGTAATCAAATTTGCGTACGCATTAGCATCTATGTTCGAGTAGGTTACGACATTGGAAACTACGAGATTCGAATAATGTGTGATGACCTTGACATAGTGATGAGGACTGTCGGTGGTCTCGACATTAGAGTATTCTAGTATGGGTGTATATCCACTCTGTAATTCTGGGGTCAGTTCATTATAGGCATTCGAAGAAATGTTCGAGAACACATTAATCCCATCGTAGACTATGAGGTTTGAGTAGTACCCCACGGTGTTCGAAGAGTAGTAGTTACATTCCAAATAATTCGCCTGATCTTCTACTGAGAGGTTAGAGTAGTCGGCAACCGTGACATTAGAATAAATGTCGGTTGGAACGATACTCACGATGTTCGAGTAGTACGACATTTATTATAAGGGGAGGTTTTTTAAACGAAAAGTACAAATCTTACGAAGTCGGGGCAGTTGGCCAAACCGGGTTCGCTGGATCCTCTGTGTTCGCGGGAAGGTCCCTGAGAGCTTGGCGGTAATCAAACCATGTCTGCTGTACCGCTAAATTTGAGTGAGGATAATCAAGGGTAGCATACCTATCAGTCTGCTCGAGGAGAGCGTTCCGCTTGGTGCGAAGTTTCTTGAGGGATTGGGCGTCAGTGACTTCTTGAAGTTTGGCTTCGAACTCCTCCTTTGGGGGTTTTTCATAGCCTTCGGGAAATTTTATGGATTCCCATGTAAGTTCCCATTCATACCTAGGTGGAACAATATCCAATGCTTTTATAGTCTGTTCAATGAGACGAGATTTTTCTAAATTGGCGAGAAGCTCCTCGTTCATAGTTATATTAAGCACCTAAAAAAGTTAGCGAGAATCCGTTGTGGGGATTGGATGCATTTCCATACATTACAGTACTTGTAATCACGTATATGTATTCACCGGCGGCAAAGTCTTCAATACCGGTTCCATTGAGTTGTACCCACGAACCATCCGCAGTTCCTTTATCATCGTAAGGCACGTGTTTAGTATATGTGGCTCCAGATTCAGATGCACTACTGTTCTTGTATAGACTCATGCTCACGCCACTAGTAAATATACCATAGAATGTAAATAAATACTTTCCGGTATATGGTATTCTGTAAAAACCTGTGGTATTAGGAAAATCCTGAAACTCTTGTGATTTGGTCCAAACTGCGTTCCATATGACAGGATCTCCAGCTGTGTTGTTACTCGAACGATACCCTGAAAAACCAACATACCGTCCAGGGACGAAATTGTTGTTTACGTAAAGATCCCCCCTCACATCCAAAGCCCCCCTTGGAGCCTCTCCATCCCCGAGACCTATGCCGACCCGAGTCTTCGAGAAGTTCACCACGTGGTGACCCTCGTCGCACCGACCCATATCGTAGAGGGTCTTGACCTCTTGGGGTGTGAGGTCGACGTCATAGAGTTTGAAAGATGAAATTTTACCATCAAAAAATTCAGTGGTGGGAGAAGCAGCACCTATTATAAATTCTTTACTCGTCCCAGTTAAGTTAATAGTGGCCGTATCTGTGGCTATTTGTACACCATTCAAATATAATCTACGAGTAACGCCATCGTATGTGCCACATAAATGTATCCAATTACCTACATCTGGAATTGTACTGGAAATTAAATTATTACCGTATGATGTAAATGATATTTTTCCGTTATTAGCAGTCCCACCTACCTGTCCCGCAAGATATAAACCCGCCGAATTTCCACTGGAATTGTCCCCCATCTTGATCAGACCTCGCCAATTATTTCCGACCACATCTGGATTTACCCAAATTGACATCGTAAAAGTGTTTATTCCGTCTATGAAATTTGCATCATGCTCTAAATAATCGTCCGCCCCATCAAATACAAATGTCTTCTCATTCGCATCGTACGACGCCCCACCGTAAAGCACTCCATCATTCCCTCTCCCAGAGGTGTCCCGCACAAATCTTGAACCCAAAATATCACGTTCTGTATTGTTTATTGTAGTATTGTACTCGACGACGAGTCTGTCACGCCTTGGTGTATTATCCGTACCCAAGGCTGGCCCGATTCGGGGAACAGTCATGTTCTTTGTGAGGGTCAAAGCGCCATCGTGGATGGTACTCGACCCTTTCTCTCTAACACCATATAAATTGGCATAATCAACTCTACTGAAATGGTCATATACTATCGCGTGGTATTTGTAGTAATTGGGGTTATCCAAGTTTGTGAAATCCGCTTGCTCAGCTCCCGCTAATTTTCCACGGACTGCTATACTATCCCCCGTAATTTTTGTCCAATTCTTATCATCATTACTTCCCCAAATACCTTTCACGTTTGAAGCCATTTGAAATATTTTTGCTGCACCACCATCCGAATGATATGAATCATCTCGCCACATACCTACCCCGATAACCGAACCATCTCTAGATATTGATACAGAGTTGAGGAAACCAACTTCCGAACCAGTTCCTGTCGTCCCTTGATTACCTTCGGTGCCATAGTTTAATAACTCGTCGCGGCCTCGGCCACGAATATTCCATTCACTTCCATTGTACTCAAAAGTAAACACACGTCCCTTTGAGCTGTTACCAGTACCAGGTACATATCTTGAACCGGCTACGAGTCTGGTACCATCACCCGAAAGCTTACAACTTGAACCAAACTTATCATCCGCTGGATCTTCACCGAAGGAGGGCCTAACGAACAACGTTTGCTCGGCGGCATATGTGGTACCGTTCCACCTTCTTATATGAACGGCGCCGTGATTTGACGCATAATCATCATTTTCAAGTTCACCAATCGCTATAACATTGGCATCATCCGAAATACTCACATCATAACCAAAATAGTCATTACCAGTTCCAGTTTGACTGTATCTCAACACCCACTGCGAACCATCCCATTTGTATACCCAGACCTTCCCATGATTGGAACTAACGTTTTCATTAGACGTAAATATATAGTTTCCATCGGGTGTCATCGCTACCCTGGAACCAATCTCGTCACCCGCAGCACCTACCATATCACTACCCTTTTGTACCCACGCAGTTCCACTCCAAGTAAACACTTGAACTTTACCAGCATTACTATTGGCGTTCTTTTCACTCAAAGCTATGGTATCACCATCAGCGGATATGGCTACACCCGAACCATACTCAGTTGCACCACCCGAAAGATTAAACGAAGAACCCTTTAGAGTCCAAGTGGTGTCATTTAAATAATACACATCAACCTGTCCTCCAACACTTCCAATACCATCTTGTTTTGAACCCACGATTAATGTGTTACCTTCATCGTCGAAGTCCAAATCATTTTCGCCGAGGCGATCATTGGCGGCGTCACCCAAAATACCGTTACCTACTTGTACCCAACTGGTTCCATTCCAATCAAATACCTGTACCAAACCACGGTTTGATATACCACCATCTGAAAAAAAAACACGAGATATGGCTACACGGGTACCATTTTTATTTAAAGCGACACACCTTCCCATTTGGTGATTGTTCGCACCTCCTCCAAAAGTTGAACCGATTTGAAACCAGGTTTGATCCAGACCTATTTCAGCCTTCTTGAGACTCATGGCTTGTGGACTTTCTATTTTTTGCCATGAACCATAATCTACATCATCGGAAAGTTGTTCATTTTTGGCAGGTTGGAAAGTAGCATTTGCATTTCCAAATGGTTGGTAGGCGATAGAATCTGATTGATTTGTACCACCTCGCCAACTACTAGAAAAATGGAACCGCCCTTGTCCCTCCACGTATGCATCGTTCGTAAGGACCGCCCTCGCAGGAAACTTTTCCAAAGCGTGGGGTTCATCCACGACCGTTAGAGCGCCTTCAGGTTCAGTCGTGCCCACACCTATGCGACCCTTGTATAAGGTCATCGAGGATTTCTTGTGCCCGAACGCATCCTTTTGCGCATCGTAAATCTCTTGGATCCTCTCCTCACCCAA